GACATTATGTGGCAAGTCCTGTTGGAGATAGGACACCCTGTAGTACAATCTAGTCACGTTAATAATTTACAGATAAAGTTAATCAATGGCGCGACCATAGCACTCAAAGGTGCGGACAGACCAGAAACCATGCGTGGTGTCAGTCTTAAGTTCCTTGTTATGGATGAGTACGCTGACATGAAGCCAGAGGTCTGGGAGCAAATACTTAGACCCGCCTTGGCTGACCAAAAGGGTGAGGCTTTGTTCATTGGTACGCCAATGGGCAGGAATCACTTTTATGATTTATACCAGTATGCAAGTTTATCGGAAGACGATACATTTAAGGGTTATCACTTTACTAGCTATGACAACCCCCTGTTAGACCCAGAGGAGATTGAGGCGGCTAAGAAGTCAATGTCAGCCTACAGTTTCCGACAGGAGTTCATGGCATCATTTGAGGCGCAAGGCAGTGAACTATTCAAAGAAGAACATATTAAATTTTGTGAAGAAGAGCCTGACAGAGGTCAGTACTACATTGCAGTCGATTTGGCAGGATTCGCTGATGTGGCTAAAGTCACGACTAAAACTAAACGCCTTGACCAAACGGCTATCTCAGTGGTTAAAGCAAATGAAGAAGGTTGGTGGGTCGCTGATATCATTCATGGTAGATGGGGTGTGGAGACCACTGCGAGAAAGATTTTTGAAGCTGTTAGAGATTATAGACCAGTGGCTGTCGGTATTGAGAAGGGGGCGTTAAAGAACGCAGTATACCCCTACCTTAGTGATTTAATGAAAAAGAACCAAAGGTTTTTTAGAGTTGACGAACTGACACATGGTAATAAGAAAAAGACGGACAGGATTGTTTGGGCGTTACAAGGAAGATTTGAACATGGAACTATAACGCTGAACAAAGGAGCATGGAACACACAGTTCTTAGATGAGTTGTTTCAGTTTCCAAACCAGATGGTACATGATGACTTAATTGACTCGTTAGCCTATATAGACCAGTTAGCTAACATAGCTTATATGTCAGATTACCAAGAAGAAGAATACCAACTATTAGATACATACGCAGGGTACTAATATGCTATATGATGATAAAGACCAGTTTGTACTGGAAGAAACACTGGAAGGTTGGGTAATAAATAAATGTCAAGGTTGGCGTGACCACTTTGAATCCAACTATGCAGATAAGTTTGACGAATACTACCGACTATGGAGAGGACAGTGGGCGGCAGAGGATAGAACCAGAGAGACCGAACGCTCTCGTATTATCTCTCCTGCACTACAGCAAGCAGTAGAGTCATCCGTTGCGGAACTAGAGGAAGCCACCTTTGGTCGTGGCAAGTGGTTCGACATTGAGGATGACGTTTCCGATGCAGAGAAGCGCGATATAGCCCTTCTACGAGAAACCCTATACAAAGACTTCAAGAAAAATAAAGTGCGTAAGGGAGTAGCTGAGTGCCTTATAAACGCGGCTGTATTCGGAACAGGTATTGCAGAGGTAGTTCTGGAAGAAGAAAAAGAGTTTCAACCTGCAACACAACCAGTAATGGGTGGGGAGTTGACAGCAGTAGGTGTGAACATCGTAGACATGACCTGCGTAAAACTACGACCAGTAATGCCACAGAACTTCTTGATTGACCCCCTAGCTACTTCCGTAGACGATGCTTTAGGTTGTGCAGTAGATGAGTTCGTACCTACTCACTTGGTTGAACAACTACAGGAACAAGGTGTTTATCGTAATGTGGAGGTAGGTCTAGCCGCCCCAGACTTTGACATTGAACCAGACAAGGACTTGTCAGTATATGAAGACGACAAGGTACGTCTAACTAAGTACTACGGCTTAGTTCCTCGTTATTTACTTAAAGCGGCACAAGAAGAAGAAGAAGCAGAAGAAGTAGAAGAATTAGTCGCTGATGATGAAAATGAAAGCCACTATGTAGAAGCCATTGTTGTTATTGCTAATGATGGTACACTTCTTAAGGCAGAAGAAAACCCCTACATGATGGGTGACAGACCTGTCGTTGCATTCCCTTGGGATGTCGTTCCTAGCCGCTTTTGGGGCAGAGGGGTATGTGAGAAAGGGTATAACTCACAAAAGGCGTTAGACGCTGAAATACGAGCCAGAATAGATGCTCTTGCACTGACTATACACCCAATGATGGCTATGGATGCTACTCGTATGCCTCGTGGTGCTAGAACGGAAGTACGAGCAGGTAAGACCATCCTAACCAACGGCTCACCAAAAGAAGTACTACAACCGCTTAACTTTGGTAATGTAAGTCAAGTTACCTTTGCACAGGCGGCAGAACTACAGAAGATGGTACAGACCGCTACAGGTGCTATTGACTCAGCAGGTATTGCAGGGTCTATCAATGGTGATGCTACTGCGGCAGGTATCTCTATGTCGCTAGGTGCTATTATCAAACGGCACAAGCGTACTTTGATTAACTTCCAAGAATCATTCCTTATTCCCTTTGTAACCAAAGCCGCCCACAGGTATATGCAGTTCAACCCAGAGAAATATCCTGTGGCTGACTACAAGTTCCATACCTCAAGCAGTCTTGGTATCATTGCGCGTGAGTATGAGGTTACACAACTTGTACAACTGTTGCAGACTATGAAACCCGACAGCCCAATGTACTCGCAGTTGATTATGTCAATCGTGGACAACATGAACTTGTCCAATCGTGAAGAACTTGTTGCGGCTCTACAGCAAGCCAATCAGCCTAACCCAGAAGCACAACAGATGGCTATGGCGGCACAGCAAGCACAGATTGAGTTTCAGCAGTCACAAACAGCGGCACTGCAAGGTCAGGCAATTGAGTCACAAGCTAGAGCGCAGAAGTACCTTACTGATGCACAGGCAGTACCACAGGAGTTGGAGATTGACCGCATAAAAGCAATATCAGCAAATTTAAATGTAGGTGATGCAGACGATAAAGAATTTGAGAAACGACTCAAAATCTCGGAGCAGTTACTAAAAGAACGTGAGGTAGCTGTAAAAGAAAACCAACAAGGAAAAACTAATGGTAACACAGCACAGTCTCAACGAAGTAATCAACCAAGTCAACAAGGCATTCCAAGACCACAAGGAGCGAATACAGGCATTGGAAGCGGAAGTCCAAGCCCTGCAAGAGTACCTCAAGGAGGTCAAGCCTAATGCCAAAAAAACCAGACCCAAGACTAGCAAGAGCAGGAGTTAGTGGTTATAACAAACCAAAACGCACCCCTAACCATCCAAAGAAAAGCCATGTTGTTGTGGCGAAGGAAGGTGACAAAGTCAAGACCATTAGGTTTGGAGAACAGGGGGCAAAAACCGCAGGTAAACCTAAGTCGGGTGAATCTGCTCGTATGAAGGCGAAGCGTAAATCCTTTAAAGCTAGACATGGTAAGAACATAGCCAAAGGTAAGATGTCTGCGGCTTTTTGGGCGGATAAGGTGAAGTGGTAGGGAGGCAGTATGGCAAAGGGTGTTCCACATTTTTTTAAAGATGGTAGTAAACATACAGGCGGCTCACATAAGATGCCAGATGGTTCTGTCCATTCTGGAAAAACACACACAAAGTCATCTAAGAAACTTTTTCATTTAAACGAACTATCTAAAACTTCTAAGGAGAAAGCTATGAAATATGCTAGTGGTTATGGTAAAGCAAAACCTAAAAAGAAAAGAAAGCCTAAGAAGTAATGGCTAGGACAGACGAAGCTAAGTGGAAGCGTATCGTAGCCGCAGTTAAAGCAGGTTCTAAAGGCGGCAAGGCGGGACAGTGGAGCGCAAGGAAAGCGCAACTAGCCACACAGCGTTACAAAAAAGCAGGTGGCGGTTATACTGGAGGCAAGACTAAAGCCCAAGAATCCTTGTCTAAGTGGACTAAAGAGGATTGGGGAACTAAGTCTGGTAAGCCCAGTACGCAGGGTAAGAAAGCTACAGGTGAGCGTTACTTACCTAAGAAAGCGCGTGAGGCTTTAACTAAAAAGGAATATGCCGCTACGTCACGCAAGAAACGTGCTGACACTAAAAAAGGCAAACAGTTTAGTAAACAACCTAAAGCTATTGCTAAGAAAACAGCAAGACATAGAAAATAATACTTGACATTTTCATAAAAATATGTTATAATATATACTATAGTATACGTTGTATATTATATTAAATTATAAACTAAAGCTGTCCTATAGGGAGAAACAGTGTATGACTGATGTAGAACTAGAGAAATACTATCGTTCATTAGAAGATATGTTCCGTACAGAAGGATGGAAAAATCTGTTAGAAGACTTGAAAGGTAGTGCGTTACAACTTAACTCAGTAGAAGCCTGTAAAGATGACAAAGACCTTTACTTCCGTAAGGGACAACTAGTAGTCATGGCTAACCTACTAAACTTACAAGAGCAGATACAAACAGCCAAGGAAGATTACGAGGAAGCAAACGAAGAATGAGAGTTCTCCTTGACTTCCGATGTGACAACGGACATACAACGGAAAGGTTCATAGATTCAGAAACAAAAGAGATACCTTGTCCAGAATGTTCATTAATGGCTAGAAAAGTTATATCTCCTGTTCGCAGTAATTTAGACCCCCATTGTGGTGATTTTTTAGGTGCTACAACCAAGTGGGCGAGGAACCGCGAAAAGCAGATACAAAAAGAGCGTAGAGACAACTCCTAACCGAATCTCTACATAATCCACCTCCACAATCATTTATGACGGAGTTTAATAATGGCAAGAATATTAGAAGAGCGTACAGACGTAACCGAAGACCAAGAAACTCAAGAGACTCTTGAAGAGGAGACAACTCTTGAACAAGAACAGGAAACTACAGAAGAACAAGAAGTACCACAAAAGTATCAAGGAAAGAGTACAGCCGAAATTATACGGATGCACCAAGAGGCTGAGAAACTTTTAGGTAAACAAAGTTCGGAAGTAGGTGAACTGCGGAAGGTCGTTGACGATTACATCCAGACACAACTCTCAGAGCAAGCACCGCAACAAAGTGAACCAGAAGAAGACATAGACTTTTTCTCAGACCCCGACAGGGCAGTCGCAAGGGCTATTGATAATCACCCTAAGATTAGGGAAGCTGAACAAATCAGCACTCAATATCGTCAATCAACAGCTATGGCTGAATTGCAAAGACGACATCCTGATATGCAGGATATTTTGCAAAACAGTAAGTTTGCTGATTGGATTAAGGGTTCTAAGATTAGACAACAGCTTTTCGTACAGGCAGACCAACAGTATGATTACGAAGCCGCTGATGAACTTTTTACTTTGTGGAAAGAACGACAGCAGGTAGTAGGTCAAACTGCCGCCACTGAGAAGAACGAGCGTAAGAAGGCTGTCAAAGCCGCTAGTACAGGTAATGTACGAGGCAGTGGAGAACAGTCAGCTAAAAAAGTCTATAGACGTTCTGACATTATTAAACTTATGAAGGAAGACCCAGAACGCTACATGAGTTTGTCCAATGAAATTATGGCGGCTTATGCTGATGGGAGGGTCAGACAATAATAAATTATTTTAGGAGATGGTCAAATGACTGATTCAACTTATCCCGCAACTGGCGGTTTTGTAGACAACACTAGCGCGGCTACTTTCATCCCCGAAATTTGGAGTGATGAAGTTATTGCCGCATATCAAAAAAGTCTTGTACTAGCTAACCTAGTCAAGAAAATTTCCATGACTGGTAAGAAAGGTGATACCCTTCACATTCCTAAGCCTGTTCGTGGTGATGCACACGCTAAAGCAGAGAACACTGCTGTTACTGTTCAAAATGCTACTGAGAGTGAAGTACAGGTCACTATCAACAAGCACTTTGAATACTCTCGTTTGATTGAAGACATCACTGAGACTCAAGCACTTGCTTCTTTACGTCAGTTCTACACTGGTGATGCAGGTTACGCTCTAGCCAAACAAGTAGATTCTAGCTTGTTTGAACTAGGTCAGTCTTTCGGTGACAACGGTGGTGATTACATCGGTACTGGTTCTTGGTATATGGATGCCTCTACTGGTCTAACTGCTTATGCCGCTGACACTGTTGCCGCGGCTGACGTATTCACTGATGAAGGTTTCCGTGATTTGATTCAAAAGATGGATGATGCCGATGTTCCTATGGACAATCGTTGCCTCGTAGTACCTCCTTCTGTACGTAACGAAATCATGGGTCTAACTCGCTACTCTTCTAGCGACTTTGTTGATGGTCGTGTAGTCAACAACGGACAAATTGGTAACATTTATGGTATTGACATCTTTGTTTCCTCTAACTGTCCTGTCGTTGAAACTGCCGCTGACAATGCCGCAGGTGGTGACGTTAAACAAGCTATGCTGTTCCATAAAGATGCTATGGTTCTTGCAGAGCAACTAGGTGTTCGTTCTCAGACTCAGTACAAGCAAGACTTCCTTGCTACTCTATACACTGCTGACACTTTGTATGGTACTGCTGTTCTGCGACCAGATGCCGCATTTAACCTAATGGTTAATGGTTAATAGCTAACCAATCGGGGGCTTCTTAGGGAGTCCCCTTTTCCTTTCTTTACAACCTTATTCAAGGAATCTTCATGGGTATATTTAGAGGCATAGGCGGTACTGGTAATTCAACAGACGATGGTGTTGTTGATGCAGTAACCGAACAAGCTGTTCTAGCTACGAATAAGGCAAACGAAGCGGCTAACTCAGCAAGTAGCGCAAGTAATTCCGCTACAAGTGCAAGCAACTCCGCTACAAGCGCAAGTACTTCTGCTACCACTGCAACTACAAAAGCCTCAGAAGCCTCTAATAGTGCTACGTCTGCGGCTACCTCTGCAACATCAGCGGCTACCTCCGCTACATCAGCTACGGCTTCCGCTACTACAGCTACAACTAAGGCATCAGAAGCCGCTACAAGCGCGACTAATGCGGCTACAAGCGAAACTAATGCCGCTACATCAGCAACTACTGCTACAACCAAAGCAAGCGAAGCGGCTACTTCCGCTACGACTGCAACTACTAAAGCAGGTGAGGCTTCCACTAGTGCGACTAATGCCGCCTCTAGTGCAACGTCAGCCTCTACCTCTGCAAGCACAGCGACTACCAAGGCATCAGAAGCCTCTACGTCAGCCGCTAGTGCCGCATCGTCTTACGATAGCTTTGACGATAGATACTTAGGGGCTAAGTCCTCTGCACCAACTCTTGACAATGATGGTGATGCACTTATTACAGGTGCGTTGTACTTTGATACAACATCTGACTCTATGAAAGTATACTCTGGCTCTGCATGGCTAGATGCTTATGCTACATTGTCTGGTGCGTTAATTGCAACAAACAACTTGTCTGACTTAAACAATGTAAGTACAGCAAGAACGAATTTAGGTTTAGGCACAGCGGCTACTACAGCCTCTACTGACTACGCCACAGCCGCCCAAGGCACTACAGCCGACAATGCACTACCTAAGTCTGGTGGTGCTATGACAGGGGCTATAACAACTAACAGTACGTTTGATGGTCGTGACGTATCTGCTGATGGTGCAAAACTAGATGGTATTGAAGCTAGTGCAGACGTTACTGACACAGCCAATGTAACAGCCGCAGGTGCGTTGATGGACAGCGAGTTGACTAGCGAAGCGTCTGTCAAGGCACTTAACCAAGGCGTAGCAACTACTGACAGCCCTAGCTTTGCAGGATTGACTGTAGACACCAACACGCTCTATGTTGATGCAACTAATAATC